TTCTTACTAATTCACGAATCATAAAATCATTATGAGCAATAAACATAAAGTCACCTGATTGTGCATAGGTAAACTCTTGTAAATTACTATCTGTAAATGGCAGTGATGCACTTGAAGTGTCTTGTGTTATTGTTGATACCAATGAATTAAAAGATCCATCAGCATTTACACGAAACATCTCAATCTTGCCCGAACTAAATGCGGCAACATATTTTTCATCACTCGAAAATATAAAAGGCTCTAGACGTATCTTCTGATCGATAATGGTAAAATCTGTGACAGCAAGCCTTGTTGTGTCTGTTGTAGTTACCTTGCGATCACCTGTAAAAAAACCATCTCTTGTAACTGTTACAACAGCTGCTCCCGGGTTTGTTGATGTCAATCCAGTTACAGCATTAAGAGCGGCAAATATATTATCAGCAGTTGCATTATTAGAAAGATCAGCTCGAACAAAATGCTTGTTTCCTATAGCAGAACTTGCAGAAGAAGTGGTAAGTGTACTTGATGAAGTTGATGTTGCTGATGAAGTTCCTCCAGTTAATGTTTCTCCACTTTGAAATGTTCCGCTAATTGTTTTTAAAACCATTTTCGAAGAAGTATTAGAAATATAAACACCAGTAGCCGATGATGTTCCTCCAGTTACTGTTTCCCCAACAATATATGTTCCGCTAATGCTACCAATAGAAATATCAAACGTAGCTAATTCAAACTCTAACGTAATTTTTGTATCATCACTCACCACAAAAGTAAGCTGTGTACCGACAGCTATATTTGCAAAATCAGAAACGGTAATTGTTGCACTTGGTTGTGAGTAACTCTGTGAAAAATTGTGAACTCTTTTAGAGCCGGGACGGTTTATAACACCACCCTCTGCGCGAATAAATACATTCTTAACAGATTGTCCTGACTGATTGTAAATTGCTGAATCCACCCTCGAAGTTAAGGATGGACTTATTTCACCAAAAACAAAGTTGTTAAGCGGTATACGAACTCTCGCCATTAACTTCGCCTTTCAGTAATAAACCTCGATGTCAGTAGCTTACGTGTTGTCTGCTGTTGGCTATCCAATGTTTTTGCCTGTTGGAGCAACTGTGCGCCTTTACCTTCAAGAACGCTTGATAACTGCTCATCTCTTGCTATGCCCAAAGCAAATGCAGCTGCTAAAGAAAATTGTAAAGCAACAGTAAAGTATGAAGGAAAGTCCTGTTCTAATGCCCTAAATGTATAATCTGCAATTAATGAATCACTTGAGGCCGAATCACTAAATACCTTGTCACCATAAACATTATATTCAATAACCAGATCATTTACTGTTACAGCATGTAACATAAGTAAATCAGCTGGCAGTTGATGTGCGCGATCATACCTTCCTGTTGGAACAGCAGTCAAAAGATTTAGTTCTGCCTGATTAGTAGCAAAACGCCAACGGCTAGAACAAAGGGTTGTTCTAATCATATCTTCATATATTGCATTGGCAACAATTGCCTCAGTGCTTTGAGCCGTAAAAGACGTTATAGGCTCTGCACCAATTAGAACTAAAGCTCTTGATGCAATATCAATATCTGAATTAGCTACTGTTGGCATATGATGGTATGGGAGAGGTGTTTCGGATTGACCTCTCCCAAACTCCTTTAGTCGCTATCAGCACTACTGATTGTTGTGCCATCGCCTAAATCTATTGCTGTAGCAGAAACTTCTTTTACTACTGTAATAGATGCATCTTTGTGAGTTGAATTTGAATCAACAAGTATAACAATATCCCCTGCGTTCATCATGCCAAGAGCAGACTGACCATTCATCTCACCACCTGTAGCATCGGCGGTTGAAAAATAGTTTGCTGCTCTTACAACAGACAAAGCATCATTGGATGCGTAATACCACATGTTGACACCACTTCCACCACCAATGCGTACTAAGTTACTCAAATCGAGAGCCATATCTATTTCTCCCTATTAGTTATTATCAAGGACTTCATAGATACCGTTGTCATCAATAACAACAGCACCCATTGACATCATTGATGTTGCAAGGTGAGCAGCTTTTTCTGGCACATAATTGATCTCTGTTTGAACATCAGCATTGATGCCAAGGCCAACTGCGGTTGAATGGTATGCCATATTCTTACCAGCTGTGATAGCAGCAGTAGAAAAGATCTTAAACCCTAAGAACTCTTTCATTGTGATGCCACCAGCAAAAGGCAGGTTTTGCTCACCAACAAAGTCACTAGAAGCAAACTCTGTGATGTTAAACAAATCTGCATATCCTTTTGGATGCATAGCAAGATAACGTTGACCATCTTCCGGGATGTTTGCAGTACCAAAGGTTTCAAACAATGAAAGAAGATCAGCTTTTGCAAGCGCCGAACCTGTGTCGTGAATCTGACTTGAGTTTGCACCAGCATCCATTGCTGTATACAAAATGTCATCAGTCTTACGACCCAAAGCAGCAGCAGCAGATTGTGCTACAGCTTGACGCTCATCAATATTGGTCTTTAACTCATCCAACTTGTCAATAAACTCTGGTGCAAAAAAGTCTTGCATCGTTGCTTCAACATTTGTGTGGGCAAGTTCCATTGGAGTTACGTTACCGTTACGAGACTTAGTGTTTGCTGATCCAGCACCAATCTTCTGGAAGCGAACAACATTACCACGAACATTACCAGCGGTGCGAACAGTATTGCGGAGTTTAGAACCCATACGCTGATAAGCCATGTGAACTTCAGTCTCGAACTGTTTGATAAAGGCTTGATCTATTGTATTAGCCATTTCTCAGTTCCTTGTTAAAGTTTCACTACACCAACGGTTGTCCGTTTTTGTCCTCGTCCAGTTATCTCAATACAGAGGCTGTCAGATAAAACAGGCCGTAATATTAATTCCATGCCACATCTAGACGACTATTGCAACGCACAAAACGCACACATTGGAATCCATTTACTATTGTAGGCTTTTTTGCAAATGTAAATCCAAGCCATGTAAGCCATTTAATTGTTCTGTCATGGTCTATTGGAACTACATTTTCTAAAATATCGTAATCAAGAAGTAAGGCATCCATAATAAATTGCGTTGCTTTACAAAAAGTTACAGGCTTTTCTTCACATAAATGACTACCAAGAAGCCAAATACATCCACAAAGGAGATCTTCTCTACTTGTCATATCAGATGTGCCAAACATGGCACATGGTTCCCCATCTATAATTATAGCCCATGTTTTGCCATGCTTGTCACGTAACGGCTCATGTAATGCTTTCCATACAGAAACACCAGATATAAGACACTCTCTCACATCAGATGGCCGTAAACGGTGTTGCAGATAGGAAGCATGCTCTACTGTAGCATCAACTATCTGCACACCTTTTATTGGACAATCACTTATAAAGTTGTGCGAAACCTTCAGACACTTCTCTGACAAAGCCTTGATCTCTCTTTACAGGATTCCAATAACGAGGATCTTGCATCTTGGTACGAAGCTCATCCTCTGTTTGTTGTGGTGATGGTATAGAAGTTGGAGATACAGATGAATCTTTCACATTTTGCATAAGAAACTCCATCATCTCTATGCCTTTAGCAGATTGTCCAATGCCAAGAATAACATCCTCATAATCTGCTGGAAAAAACTTCTGGCTCCAAAGACTAACAGCTTCAATTCTAGCTTCAGCATTATCACCTAGAGCTTGTTGCTCAGCATCAAGATCAGGCTGCATCATTTCTAAAGCTTCATTGAATTGCTTAATACCATCTTCAAACTCTTGCTGACTATAGCCATTTTCATACGCATGCCCTGCCCACCATTGAAACAAAGCATTATCAGTTGCCAGCTCTTCATCAACAGTTTCTGGAATTGCATAGTCACCAGCTGTAGCTGGTCTATTCGAGTATGCTTCTTTCTCCATTTCTGATATTAATTCAGATTTAAGATCTTCTTCGCGCTTACCCTTCCAAGATTCAAGTTCACCATATGACTTTGCCATAGCTTCTGGTGATTCGAACTTCTCAGGCAACCATTCAGGTCGTGAGGATACAGGTGCTTCTGTAGCTACTGCTACCTCCACATTGTCTGCTTCATCCATTTTTATCTACCTTTTCTGCATGTTTAATACGTCTTTCAATAAGACCCACGATGTACCGCTGCCCTTCTAAATGACGCAATTCAGCGTCACTAGCAGCTGGCCCGGTTACTGCTTCTATTGTAATAGAACGCAGATACTTAATTACCTCTTGTCCAGTTGGCGTTCTAAAACAAGTGCGCACATTAAGAGATATATTATTATCGTCAGATATTTTGCGAGGAAAGTTATCTATACCAATTCTATTATTGTTGGACATTCTCACTAGCCATCATCTGTTGCTGTTGTTGCTGTGCCGCCATTTGTTGTGCGGCTTGAATCAGCTGTTCTCTGTCCACCTTGTCTCTAACAAGCGTGTCAGGAACACCAAACTTCTTAGCTAAATGAACAGCTACATCTTCAGAGCTTACTAGAAGATTTAATATTTCAGGGCCAAACGTGCCACCAACAAGCTGCAAGTATCTTGAGATTGAAGATATATCTTGATTGGCCTGTGCTTGTGCCAACGGAGATGTAGATCGAACCTTAATCTCTCTACCATTTATGGTAGGCAACTCAATACGTCCCTGCTTTTTAAGGATATATACAACGCGTTGGAGTATTGGTTGCACCATCTCTGCTTGCAGACGACCAAAAGCAGAGCCAATCCTTCTGGAAAGATCTGCCATACGTTCTGCAACCTCTGTAGCTGATGCTGGTGTTTTATTAGGATCACCAAGCATATCGTTATACAAAGCACGTTTAATATTGTTACGCATATCGCCAAGCACAAGATTGGCTACATCAAAGTTTCCAGCATTGCGTATTGGCTGTAAACCTTGCGAACCCATAGCTTTTGGAATAATTGTGCCGGGAACAAGATTAATTGTATCTGTATTGATTATACCATCATCATCCATCTGATAGATGCCAGAGATAGCCATCTGTGCATTTTCAAGAACCAACTCGATTGTAAGGTTGGTGGTCTTGATTGCACTAAGAGCATTTATCAAAGGTCCACGTCCATAAATTTCACCACTGGCTTTAGACCAGCGAAAACATACAAATGGATTTGATCCTGTACCAGAGAACTGATCTTGGAATATAAGTTCTTTATCAGGTATATTAATAACAAAAAAATCAAACAGATCTTGATTTGGCTTAGAATAATTACGGCAAACTATCTCTACCACATCAACTTTAGCATCTGGATTTGTTTCTACAGATTTCGCTGTTTTTTCTCCAAGCTCCGCTTTTTGATACGCGATAGGTATCTCTTCATACTTGAGCGAACGCTGTCTATATACATGGTCAATTTTATCATCTGGACCTGTATCGAGGTAAACAGTCGGTAACGGAATAGCATTAAAGCGTATTGGATTAACTGCGTCACCTTCTTCAACAAGAAGGATTCCTGTGCCAACAGCCAAGTCCATAAACGATTCGTGGACTTCTTGCCCGAAGTTCGAGTTTTGGATGATTTCAAAGACATAATCTGTCACCTGATCTAAACTGTTATTAATGTCATCTTGATTCTGATCTGGCACTTCACTGCCAGCTAATAGGTCTGCCCATCGTGCAAAATTAGGGACGAGGCCAGATTGCAGGCGTGATGCAAACTCTTGAACGCCAACAACAGCAGTTTCATCAAAGATCTTATCATCTCTGCGCTGCCCCGGAGATTCATAATAGAAACTCTGACGCATTGGCATTGCATATTCATAACATTCTTCAAACAAAGATTCAAAAAGCACTCTGTTAGTTTTTGCTTTCTGAAACTTTTCTAACATTCTAAGTGCTGATTTTTCCATCATGTTGTCTCATCAAAGTAGCCAATACCGCCACCCTGTCCTGTAATAAGAGAGCGTTTGCCAGAGCCGCCTCGCCTTTGTCTACGAATCTGATCTTGCAATCTTTTTTGACGTTCTTGTTTTTGCTTTTCTTCTTGCTCTGCAATCATTTCTTTTTTCAAACGGCGAGCTTCTTTTGCTTCTTCTGATTCAGGCGGTGCTTCAGGTTTTGAGATGCCAAGCAATCCGCGACCTAATTTTTGAATAGGCTTCAATACAGATGACGTACACATATTCTACTCCTCACATTCTTGCCCAAAGGCTTTGACGCTTTTGTTTTGGCTTTCTGGTAAATACGTCAAATTCCATCTTTGCCTGAAAAGGTTTAGAAATATTTGGTATGTTTGACAAGATATTTCTACCTTCACCAGCACCCATCATAAGATACTGCAATGCATCATGTATATGTGAGAAGTGGTTTTTCTCTGGCTTATCATCAAACCTTTCACCCGATACTTGCATACGTTTGTATTGATATCCACCCTCAAAACCTTTAATGAGTGTACGGCATCGAGGGTCAAGCAAGAAACCTGATTGCCCTTCAACCATTCTATTCAACGTTGCATTTACAGCTTCGAGACGTAACGACACATCATTTGATTGCGCTGGCCTTGCTTTCAAACCGCAGCCTCGAAGAATCTGAAAAGGTGTAGATTCATCAGTTTGTGCGCGGAAGTCACCAGCCGGATCTCCAATTATATTTACTTCACAGTCAGAGTAGCGTGATGCTATTTCAATACGCAGCACTTCACTAAACTTTACTATACCCATATCAAAAGCAACAACTTCTTGTAGGATAAGCCACCGACCTCGAACCTTTTGTCCAAACACAGCAGCTGGTGTTAGTCCAAAGTCAACTCCAATATACACAGGCACACCAGATGCAACTGGTATTTCTTCTTTTGCTATATGCACATCAGGTGCAAACATTGGATATACAGGTTTACCATCTTGTATTGTACCAAGACGATTCATTACATACACATCTATCCAGCTTTTAGTTTTGCCCTGTACTATGTTTGTATAATAATCAGATCTCATATTTACTTTGTTCTCTGCATTATCATTTGAATGATATGCAGTAACATTGCCATCTTGATCTTTGTCCTCATGCATTGCTGGCGGCTGTGTAAAGAAAAGCCAGTTATCTGGCTTCACCAACATCTTGGCTTCTTCTTTAGGTATATGATCTGGTATTGGCACTTCACCTGACATGATAGGCCACCAATGATCTTCCTCTGGCGCGTTTGTATCTGCAATTACACCTGTCCATGTGCAGCCACCATCTTTCATAGAAGGATAACGACCAACACGCATAGTACACGCATCAATGATAGATTTAGGTATCTCCCTAGCCTCGTTGATCCAGATGCCAGTTAACTCAAGGGAGAGAAGTTTCTTTACATCTTCTGGACGGTCAAGGGCTAGGAAGATAACTTCTAGTTCCAGATCACCCTGCTTAATCCAGTGTGTATATGGAACTGACCATAGAAACTTACCCCATTCAGCTTCGGGAAACCAATCAAGCCATGTCTTGATGGTGGTTGTTCTCAGCTGTGGGTTAGTATTACGGATGATAGCCCAGCGGCTGCGCCGCTTGCCGTCTTGCCCTTTCTCTTGTTGCAAAGCTCTACGGAATATCTCAACGCAACAGCCAACAGACTTGCCAGAACCTACTGGCCCTCGAAGGCCACGAAAGAAACTATCATCTTTCATAAATGATTTAAGGACATCACCATCTGGTTTGTACTTAAACTTGGTCAACCTTTTGATCCTTGCCAAACTTTATCATGCGTTCAATGATCTCTGGCCCTATGACTGCAATAACTTTATCAGCCTCACGATCAGTGCAGAACTGCTCAGGATGGTGACAAAGATGTACTTTCTTCACCACTCTACGCAAAACCTCACGTTCTTCTATTTTCAAAGTATGAAGAAAACTCATAAAAATTATCTTTCTTGTTTAATTATTGTATCCAATCTTAATTCTTTAACTATTTCTCTAGCAGCTTGACCGCGAGTAAATCCATACTCTTTATAAGCCTCAGTCATTGAATCAACTAAATCTTTGAATTTTCCTCTAAACTGTGGATCAATTCTAACCCCAGCTTTAATTAATGACTTTTTCTTTGGTGTCTTAGGTGCTTTTTTCATTATCTGTACCTTTTTGCAATACGCCTTGCAGCTTTGGGTTGCTTTGAAAACTGTTTGCCTTTGGCAGTATCTTCACGCTTCTTTTTGCTACTAGCGGCATATTGTGCGCTACTCATGGCTTTGATTGCAGCAGATGGAAGGTATCTTTCGCCTGTAGCTTTTGGGCCTTGTGTTGATGGTTTGCCAGATTTGGTACGCCACTTCTGGCCTGTCCATCTCATCAATGATGTTTGTGATGGAGCACGTGCCATTATTAATCCTTTGGATTTGGTAATCCGCGATCAGATTCTTTACCAGCAGGGGTTGATGCAAATAAAGATATAAATGTACCGACTGCTGGTATTTTTTTAAGACCTGCGGATTTTGCAAGTTGTAATAATGTTTTTGATGATTTTCCTTTAGCTATATCTTTTTGATTTGAAAGATGCACATTTCTAATTCTTTCTTGCCGTTTATTTAAATTTTCTTTACGAATCTTTCTTAATTTTTCCATTCTTTCTTTTGCTAAAAGACTTCTACTTTTTTTACTTGAAAGTTTACCAGCAGCCAAAACAGTACCGGCCGATACGGCAGCGCCACCAGCAATCGCAGCTTTTACTCTTGGATCAGTTACTTCACCAGTTCTACCATTAGACATTTACTTACCAACTTCTTTCTGTGCTGCTTTATGAGCCTGAGTAAATGACCGCCCCTGTCTCATAAGCCTACGCATTAAGGCCATATGCTTTTTAGTATGATGCTTTGAGTGCTTCAAAAGAGTAGATTGTTGTCTTTTAGTAATCATGATGTATACCCTCCACCTTTTGATTTATAAGCCTTTGCAAGCATCTGTGCCTTACGAGCAGACCATTGACCCGGTCTACCACCCTTGCCACTTGCCTTTATTCTGTTGAATAAACGCTTTCGCATACCGGGCTTTGTATAATTACCAGCCTCATTAACTGCCACTACTTGCCACCTTCAAAAAATATATCCAAGTTATATTGCTTTTGAGCCATCTTACGAACCTTATTCATAAAATCAGCTTTGTTTTTGAAAGACATTGTTTGATTTGCTTTCTCAGATGCTTCAGCTATAGTTCTCATTCTTTTTAAACCAGCCCTACGTCTTGCATTTTTTAATAAAGATTCTGTCATCAGTAAGACCCACTACTTGCCTTTGATTTAACAATCTTCTTTTTCAATGCTTCTGGCAATGTCTTCTGCTTTGCAGTTAGCATTGATTTCTTTTTTGGACGACCCTTCTTTGAACCATAAGTTCCTTTTCCCATAGGCATTATGCTTTCCTCTTCTCTTTCATCTTCTTGTAACGAGCCAGCAGCCGCCGACCCTTGGCTAC